ACAGATTGAAAAACGATTTGATCAGCTTGATAACAAGATAGATTCAAGCATTAAGCATTTAGACAACAAGCTAAACATGATTATTGGGATAGTTGTTGGCTCTGTTGCCGTTCCTGTGGCACTTCATCTTCTTAAATTAATATGAAGAGTCAGACAGTAGGCTATGTTAGGGTATCTTCAGCCAGCCAAAATACAGCAAGACAATTAATAGGGGTTGATGTGGACAGGATGTTTACTGATATTATGCCTGGAAATGTTATGAGCCGTCCTCAGCTTGAGGAATGCTTAAGCTATGTCAGAGAGGGCGATACGCTCGTGGTTGACAGTATAGACAGGCTTGCCAGAAATCTTAGGGATTTACAAGACATCCTGGATAGGCTTATCAAAAAGGGTGTTAATGTTCGCTTCATAAAGGAAAATTTAACATTCACGTCTAGTCACGACTCAATGTCGATGCTCATGCTACAGATGATGGGGGCCTTTTCTGAGTTTGAACGAACCATGATTAAAATAAGGCAACGAGAAGGGATAGAGGCCGCCAAAAAGAGAGGGGAGCACTTGGGAAGGCCGAAAACAGTCACGTATGACCATATAAAGAAAGCAAAGAGCATGAAAGCGGACGGCCTATGTATCAGTGAGATTTCTAGGAATCTTAAATTAAGCCGTCCAACAATTTATTCTATTCTGAGAAGTCCTTAATTAATCCCTATAGTGGATGTAGATTAGGCACGCAGTAAATCCTATGCCTATGCCGGTAATAAGACCTATAACAAAAGAACCCCATACATCAGGCAATCTCCATATGTTTTGAAATATCAGAAATATTGTGCAATATAAAAATATTTCAGACCTGTGTTTATGGATAAATTTTATCATTACGTCCTCGCTGTTTTATATTTTTTATTAAAATTCCTATCTCACTTGTATATTGCGTCTTTTAAGAGGGGCCCCTTTTTTGAATGACAAATAAATCACTAAATATGCTTTTAAGCTTTAATTAACTTCATTATTTTTCATACACATCGCTTGAAGGTCGTTTGACATGACATTCATACTCCTTGCGATGCATAGCATAAGAGTGCCCCCATCTATGCCGCTGTTTTGTAGTGCTGACAAAACAGGCTTTAAATCACACATTACTTTATTGATAAAGTCTGCAACAATCATGGTGAGAACGTGTGCAATATCATGGTGTTCCTCTTTATTTTTAACTTCCTCTATAAAATTAAGTATGAATTCTCTTGCGATTTTATAATTATTCAAAATTTCTTTTTCTTTATCCATGAAGGGTTCCCTATATTTTATTAAAGTTTTTTTTGTTTATACGTTCTTTAATGTCTTTTGACAAAGTCTGCAAACTGTCAGCTATAGAGGCAGTAATTGCATTTGAATCTATATTTTCAAGTATTTGTGACCTATTTATATATAGGTCGTCACCTATTTGACGGATAAGATATACCATCACAGTGATAGTTATTTCACTGATTTTGCATTCTTACTTTTCAGAATAAGATATAAAATCTAACAGGGCCTTCTTTGCTTCCATATAATTATTTTTTATAATATCTTTTTCTTCATCATTCATTGTAAATTCCAAATAAGTAGCAATTAAGACTTAATTAAACTCATTTTTCATGTTAATTGCATCAATGGAATTTGACATGGCATTGAAAATATGTGTGATAAACCATATAAAAATACGACCATATATAGGGCATTCTTTATTCTCTGATACAATATCAATAAAATAAAACATTGTTCTTCCAAAAAGTTCCGCAAAAATTACCATGTCAGCGCGCTCAAAATTATATTGCCCTTCTTTATTTTGTCCTTTATCTACAATCTTATAAAAGAGATCGCTCGATGCTTCATAAGCTTCTATAAATTTTTTATAATTTTCGTCCATTTTAAACCCCAACAATTTTTGATTAAGACTTAATTAAGTGTATAACAATTAAAAGTGTAATTAAGAAGTTAAAAATATGTATAACCCCGCATTGAGAAATTAACACTGAAAGACTCGAGATTTTAATTTTCTTTCTATTTCTTTTATGCATAAAAACATCCCTTTAATTCGATATTTATGATTTTTTACACTATCCTTGCGAAGCATTTTGCGATGAGGATGCCTTTTCAACTTGAAGCATGAATGTATTAGCTTGCGAGTATGTCAAATCTTCTAGCTTAAATACCTTAAAGTAATTGAGCGCCTTTTTCTTTCTTGTATCATCAAATTCCTTTTCTTCCATCATAATGTTAATTTTATCAATCTGTTCTTGGGTTGCTTTTCCCTCTATTATATTGTCACTTTCCATGTTTTTTTTGCCATTATCGTTTGCGCTCTCTCTTATAGAAGAATTACCGTTATCATATTCTATTTTATCAGTAGGATTTGACTTAAGTAGGCGTTTCAATTTTTCTGTCTGAGTTTTTGCGCTCTCTACTGTCACTTCAACATCTATTATTTTGGAATCATCCGTTTCTATCTCAGCGATTCTAAGTCCGCGCAAGGCATCCGCAAACTTATCTCTAAGTGCTAGTGAGCGCGCTCTCATTTGAAGCATACGTGCAGGATAAGAAGACCATACGCCTCCTTTCTTTAATAATCCGGCCCTTTCTGCATCCTGTATTGTAAATGCTTGGGTATGTGGCGCATGACCTTTCCTAGTAACCGTGCATGAAAATCCAGTTATAGTTTGTCCGGTAAAAATGGGCTCTTCTACAATGTCCTTACATTCTGGATGGTTTAGAACAAGAGATAGGAGGCCGTCACCCCATAGACATGGGCGACCATTAATAACGGCTATATCTTGCAGTGATTGCTCAACAGGGAATCCTAATTGATACCCCATTGCAATTGCCACAAATACATCTTCTGGCTTCCCTCGGTACGCATTAGGTATAACGCCTGATTTTGATAGGGTTTCAGCTACTTTTTGATAATGAGGAAAAAGAGTAGGCGAGAATAGGCTATCTTCTAGGCGAGATGCTTTTTGGGCCTGTAGCTTTTCTAGCTGAAATTTAAGCTCCATTATTTCGTTTTTCTGTTGAGCTATCTTGAGTTCTTGTTGCATTGAGACTAATTCATTTGACATATAATTTACCTTTATTGATTACTTTTAACACAAGTAGAATAAATGATGTTCATTTTACCCATTGGCTTGTTTTACTAAAAAAATCCTAGAGCCTTTTGAGTTTGCTTTCCACGTAGCCAGTATTTTCCCTGAATCATCCATAAGACACTCAGAATCCTTCATATAATCCAATATTTTTACTCGATTTCTTTCTTCTATAGACTCAAGTTCCTTTATTTTTTTTCGCATAGAGTGAAGTTCTTTTACATTTTCACTTATTTCTGCATCAATAGTGCACGCCTTATTAGGTGAATTTTTAGGATACATAATCTTTATATCCATTTGATTTATGGGGGCAGGCGGTGTATTTGTTATCACCGCATTCCAGAATTCTTTTGCAGAATCTAGGATTCTTGATTCTAGCTCTAAATCCCTTGTGTATTTGAACTCTCTATAATCATTCCCACCTATTAATACGGCAATATAGGCGCAGGGAGCATTTAGAACACTACAATAAAACGCCACTTGTACAAGGTATTGCATGGGGATTATATCTGTTCCATTTTCTCCCCAATGCGAGGACATAAATTGACTGGAATTCTTTGCTTCAAAGACGGCATTCCATTTAGGAATGAACCCATCAACATTTGCAAAAAAGTAGTCGAAAAATGGGTGCTGTATGGTTTCTTTTGGGGTTGTTACCCTTACCTTGTTCCTTTTTGCGAACTCTTTTCTGATAGTTAGCTCAAGTACATTACCCCAATATTGTAGTGGGGTTTCTTCATTTGATATCTCTATTAATCCCGCCTTTTCAAGATAAAGTTGATAAGGCGTTTTATAACTCGAAAGTCCAAGGATAACGGATATATCCGAGCCGCCAACCCCGAGCCTTCTTAACTTTCTCTGCTCTTCTGTAATCATATAATTTCCAATAACTATTGTGTGCCATAACGTTTAGATTGAAATTATACACAAGGCATGTTAGATTATCAACGAAATTTAGCGCGCAAAAGGTGCTTTTCGTTATAACAAAAGTTTTATCATTAATTTACATGTGAGTGGTATATAAAATGAAAGTAGAAGATATCCATCAATACTACGGCTCGGCCGCTGCGGCCTCCAAGGCATTAAACATAACGGCGGCATGTTTTTTTGTGTGGTACAAACGCGGATATGTTCCATTATCGCAGCAAATTCGCGTAGAAAAATTAACGGGGGGTGAGCTTCGTGCGAGCGAGGAGGATGCCTATGAAACAGAGCAGCCGTCCGTTATGCATTTCCCGTACTATCGTTATTATTCTAATAAGTACGGGATGTGCCCCGTTTATCGCATAGTTTTTAGGGAAGGGAAGGCGCCTAAAATATCCTATATCGTGGGCTTAACAAAAAATAAGAGCGGAAATATCGTAAAAAAGACCCTGGTATCTTTTGACAATATATATTTGATGCAGGCTGTTGATGCTGTAGATACAGAGGGAAATTACGTTTTTGAAGGGGATTTGATAAGGGCTAGGGGGCATAAAAAGAACTTTATATTTAAGAGCACAGAGTTATTGCCTGAATTAAAAGAATTAAAAGGCATAAAGATAGTTGGTAATATATACGAGGGGGTTAAAGTTGAGGCTTGATTTTGACGACATGTATAATGAGCATGTTTTTAGGCGAGATTTGGATAATTTTTACAGTCTGAATTCCGCATATCTTAAATCTTTGCTATCTAATGTCAGAAATGTTCTGGAAACATTGGAATTAGATATAGAAAGCACAGATATTCTGACTAGACAATCAGCGGTATTGCTTATAGTTCATTTATCAAAGTGGATTTTATGTTTTGCTGATAAGTCAAAGTTAGACGAAGAAGTGGATTGTGTTAATCCATAATTTTAAATTAACAATACAAATAGGTGTAAATAATGAGTAAATTTGAGATTGGTCGGCATGTTTGGTGTAATTCTCAGTTAATGGGCTCGCCTCTTGCGGCTTCTTTTGAGGTGAAGGGCATCATTAAAAAAGATGATGGGGTTTATTATTCTGGAAATCTTCAGAACTGGATTAAAGAAGAATACCTGCACGAATCAAGAAAATGTTTTTATAAGGCATATATTGCGCAGGCTGAAAATGAGATGAATAAGCCTGATACAAAGTAATTTATTACACCCATTCATCTTTTGATAAAAGGATTTATTTTTATGCAAGAAAAAGAGCATCGTTTTTCTGTAGGTGATGAATTATATACATTCATTGGGGAAGAGTTGATAAGTGGAAAAATGAACGAGCGCTATTCTGATATCAGGATAGGCTTGGTCAGCGGGGATATATTTTATTCCGTATATGAGAAGTTCTGCTACAAGACAAAGGTTCATGCACTGACTGCAATGTACGAATCATTATGGAAGCTGATTCTTAGCGAGAGGCCCATTTAAAAATAAGAAAGGCACAGAGATGGAAACTGTGCCTATAACGAGGTTTGAACGCTGGATATCACAATATATTAAGAGTTATCAGAGTAGAGAATTCAGTATACCCTTAGAATGCAAGAATGCAATATTTTGCGTAATAAAATTCAGATTTAAAACTTTAAGAAATGAGATTAGGATTATTTTTAATAAAAAAACATAGTAATTTTGTATTAAAATTGTATCCTTTAAAAGCGTAGGGCATCCTGCCCTACTGAGATATGCTCTAACTAAACCTACCCGATTACAGGCAACCAGTCTGGCTCGTATAGATTTAAAATTAAATTAGGCTTTAAGTGATTAAGAATAAAATAGAGGTCATTTCAACATGAATATCCATTTACAATTTATCACCTCAAACCCTAGAGCTATTCAATTAATTAATAGAAATAGGAGGTTCTAATATGAATTAAGCAAACAAATTCAACTTATCCGCTCATTATCTATTAACTAACAGAAACGGAAGTCAGCCAATTATTAAATAACTACCATTAGGATCAATTATTAACCAACTACCATGAGGAAATTGCCAAACAACCACCGATTATCAAGAAATAAACAAAAGGTTAATTATTAGACAACAACCAAGAGGAAATTTTATCATGAATCCTGAATTAAGCAAGCAAATTAAACTTATACGCTCATTATCTGGTCAAGAAAACGTCTACACCATCCCGAAATTATATGTCCGCCTTACCGAGTGCCACATCAGGGGGCTTGTACTAAATCAAATCATTTTCTATTCAGACAAATCTACACGACACAAGGACGGTTGGTTTGACAAAAGCTATGACGAATGGGAGGCTCAAACCCTTATAAAAGAGAGAACGCTTAGGAATATATTCAATGAATTTGAGGAAAGCGGGTGGGCAGAATTTAAGGTGATGAAGGTTAACGGGAAGGTAACTCTTGTCTGCCGTCCGTTACTGGAAAATATTTTATCAGATATTGAATCATTATTAGACCGAGAGAACCCCCCGCCATCTACCCAGAAAGGGCCTGACCCAACGCCAGAAGGGTCTCCAGGTGATAAAAATATAACCTT